TGGAGCAGCGATTCGAGAAGGCGATCGCGGCCGTGGAAGCGATTCACGGTCCCATCAAGCTGCCTGCCGAGTACCTGAGCGTTGCTGACGTCAAGGCGGCGGCCACGAAGAAGGTCGACGAGGCCGGGGGATTTACCCCTCGCACCCTGTCGGACCTGCCTGGCGGTGGCCTGCCGGCGACCACGGAAGCCGAGGCGATGTCGAAGATGAGTCCGGTTCAACTGCACCGGATCTTCGAGGAAGCCTCGGACGACAAGATCGCGGACCTGCTTTCCAGGGTGCCGTGATTCCGTGGTGACTCTCCGAACGCGCCAGAGACCGCGGAGCGCATAGCCCGCACTCAACTGACCCGCCCCGACACAAGCCCGCCTCGCGCGGGCTTTCTCGTTTCCGGGGCACGATTCGGAGAACAAGATGCAGACCCAGGTTTCGAGCGGTTCCGCTCTCAGCGTCAAAGAGTACGGCGTCGCGCTGTTCACGCAGACGCAGAAGAAGCCGTCGTGGATGAAGAACATGACGGGCCCGGCGCCGAAGCAGGCGGATGCGGAGCGCAAGCTCAAGCTCCAGACGCAGCCGGACATGCCCATCGTCCGCGTCACGGACCTCAGCAAGATGTCCGGCGACACGGTGTCGGTGGACTGCGTGAACATCATCGGCGGCAAGCCGGTCATGGGCGACCGGGACGCGGAGGGCACGGGTTCCGCGCTGACCTTCTCGTCCATGGACGTGAAGATCGATCTCGCCACCAAGGTGATCGATGCCGGCGGCAAGATGACGCAGCAGCGCACGAAGCACCAGCTTCGTGGCCTCGCGCTGGCGAACGCCATCGGCTACATGGCGAAGCTGGAGTCGCAGATCTGCCACACGCATTTGGCTGGTGCGCGTGGGGTGATGAACCAGGCTTCGTGGCCCCTGCCGCTGGACACCGATCCGGACTTCGCCGAGATCCTGGTCAACACGGTGAAGGCGCCGAGCTACAACAGGCACTACTGGGTGGACGGCTCCGGCACCACGCTGACCCTCGGCGGCGCGCAGGTGGGGTCGCTGGCGACGGGTGACGTCTGGAAACTGGACATCCTCGACCAGCTTTCGGTGATCCTCGACGAGCAGGAACTGCCGATCCAGTCGGTGAAGATCGCCGACGACCCGGCGGCGAACGACGAGCCGATGTACGTGCTCGTGATGCCGCCCCGCTCGTACGACTCGCTCATGACCGCGAGCGGCTCGAACCTGCGGACGTTCCAGCAGAACGCCTGGAACCGCAAGAGCTACGGCTCGAAGCACCCGCTGTTCATGGGCGAAGTCGGGATGTGGCGGAACATCCTGGTGAAGAAGGCCACGGACTTCTGGGTCCGGTTCACCAACGGCGCCGCCTACAAGTACGTGGCCGTGGGCGACAAGGCCACCGGCACCGAGACGAGCACCACGGTCTCGATCGCCACGACGCACGCCGTCGAGCGCAGCCTGCTCCTCGGTGCGCAGGCCCTCGCGAACTGCTACGGCAAGGCGCAGGGCTCCGACTTCCACTACAACTGGCTCGAGCGCAAGTACAACTTCGAGCGGGCGATGGAGATCGGTGTCGAGGCGATGAACGGCAAGGCGAAGCTGCGCTTCGACGTGCCGCAGTCCGACGGTACGACGGTGGCGACCGACCACGGCGTCATCGCGATCGACGGCTGCGTGGCGCTGTAACCGGCGACGGCAACGAGGGCGGCCCGGGTCCGGGCCTGTCCTTCACTTCTCAGAAGGAGAGCCAGAAATGGCGAACTACACGAGCACCATCATCGCTGCGGCTCGCAGCAAGGCCGTCGGCGCCATCCTGACCGACAAGGTGAGCGTCACCGCTGCGCTGACGACGAACGACAAGGTGCGGTTCGGCCCGTTCCCGGCCGGTCTCGTCCCGACGCACGTGACGTTCGTGCACGGCGAACTCGACACGGGCACGGACGCCCTGCGTGCGAAGGTCGGCTTCATGCCGGTCGACGGCACGGGCGGCGACGATGACCTGTTCGGGTCGTCGCTGACGACCTTCAACGCGGCGTCCGGCGCGGCCGGCAGCAGCCTCGCTGCCTCCGACCGGGTGGAGATCACCGAGCCGTTCTACATCGAGATCGTGCCGACCACCGGCGCGAACGCGATGGCAGCGGCGAAGACCGTGATCTGCCAACTGTTCGGCGAACTGCTGGGCGCGAAGTAACCCAAGAGCGGGCGGGGCTGCGGCCTCGCCCGCGAGGAGCGCGACGTGGCGAAGCACAAGAAGGTGAAACGGGACTGGGGCCAGCCGCAGCCGGCGGAGAAGCCGGCGGAGGTTGCGCAGCCCGTGGAGGCCGTGCAGCAGGAGCAGGAGCCGCGCAGCCGGTACGAGGGCATCCGGTACCCGGACGAGGCGGAGCAGACCGACGTCCTGCCGCCCGGGATCGATCTGGAGGGCATGACGAAGGCGGAGATCGCCTCGTTCGCCGTGCGCCAGTTCGGGCGCTGGCCGGAGGACGGCCGCAAGGAACAGATGATCGATGCCGTGAAGACGCAGCTTCGCGGCGGCCGGCCGATGTACGCCAGGGGGTAAGCGATGGCGCAGCCGACGATGCAATCGGTGCTCGACCAGGCGCGGATCACGCTGAACGACGCGGACAAGGATCGGCACTCCGATGCCGACCTGCTGAAGTTCGCGAACCGCGCGCTCGACGAGGCGTATCGGCTGCGTCCGGACCTGTTCATCGGGCAGTTTGCGAGCCTGACGGAAGGGCATCAGCTTGCGGTCGGCGCCGACTTTCCGATCGACGGCCGGTTCCGTAGCCCTGTGGTCGATCTCGTCATCGGCTGGGCCGAGATGACAGACGACGAGCACGCGGTCTCCGGCCGCGCGGCTGCGCTGCTGACCAAGTTCGAGAAGGGGCTGATCGGATGAGCGACTACACCGACTGGTTCGACTACGTGCTGCCGGACGTGCCGGGCGTGGCGAACAGCCTGGCGACGCAGAAGATCCGCGAGGCCGTCATCGAGTTCTGCCGGCGCACGCTGCTGTACAAGCACGATCCGGCAGCGATCAACATCGTGGGCGGGACGGCTGCCTACACCGTGACGCCGCCTGCCGGAACCGTCGTGAGTGACTTCACGCATGTGCTGGTGAACGGGAAGCAGGTGGACCCGCAGACGCCGGCATGGCTCGACCAAAACGTGACGAACTGGCGCACGACGGCGACCGGCCCGGCGCGGGCCTACATCGTCACGATGAGCGGGCAGATCAAGCTCGTGCCGACGCCGCCGGATTCGATCGCGAGCGGGCTGGTGGTGGAAGTTGCGCTGCGGCCGACCGTGGCCTCGACCACGTGCCCGGACTGGCTGCTCGAGGATTTCGAGGAGGCGATCAGCCACGGGGCCAAGGGGCGGCTGTTCGCCATGAAGCGCAAGCCGTGGACGGATCCGCAGCTCGCGCGCTTCCACCTGGCCGAGTTCAATTCGTGGTGCGGGATCGGTGGCGCACGGGCTTCGCAGTCCCGCACGCGCACGCCGCTTCACACCTCGGTGACCTACTGACGAGGGCGCGTAGATGGGGCTCAAGTTCTCGAACTTCGGACGGGCGAAGCTGGCGACGCCGCCGTCCGGTACCGGTGGCCTGTCGTTCACGGTCGAGTCTGGCAAGGGTGCGCTGTTCCCGACGCTGACGTCCGGCGACTACTGCTACGTGGTACTCAAGAATGCGGCGCGGACGTCGGCCGAGGTGGTGAAGGTCGATGGGCGGACGGGTGATGCCTTCACGATCGCGACCGGAGGAAGGGGCCTGGACGGCACGACGGCTGCGACCTGGACCGCGAACGACTTCGTGGAGATGTGCGTCACGAACATCGCGCTTGAGGAGTTCCTGGCGCTGAATACCGCGGCGGTGCAGTTGCTCGCGACGGTGACGCCGGCTGCCGACAAGGTGGCGTACTACACCGGGCCGACAGCAATCGCGCTGGCAGACTTCACGTCGCTGGCCCGTACGATCGTGGCGGCAACGACGCAATCAGGGGTGCGGACGGCGATCGGGGCGGCGGCATCTGGGGCGAATACCGACATCACGTCGGTTGCGGTCGGAAACTCCGGGCTGACGGTGAAGGACAGCGACGCATCTCACGTTTTGGTCTTGCGTCCGACCTCGAACCTCACCGCCAACCGGAACCTGGATATCGCGACGGGTGATTCCGACCGGACGATCAGCCTGAGCGGGAACCTCACCGTTTCGAGCGCCGCGACCATCAGCGGGACGAACACTGGCGACCAGTCGGCGGCCTCGCAGGCTGAGATGGAGGCTGCGTCGTTGACGACCGTCTTCGTGTCGCCTGGGCGGCAGCATTTCCACCCGAGCGCGGCGAAGGCGTGGGTGCTGTTCGATGGGACCGGATCGCCGATTACTCCGGCGGCTTCGTACAACATGGACCCGACGACGCCGATCACGGACAACGGCACCGGGGATTACGTCCTGAACTGGGGCACAGACCCGAGCAGCGCGAACGTGTGCGTCATCGGGACGTGCTT